GCTGCATGGTGCGCTACCGCGAGTGGTACGGCGTGGCCAGGGATGCCTATGGACAGGTGCAATACAACACCGGCCTCAAGATGACCGCCGAGGCTGTGGGCGCCGGCATTGACGACCGTGAGCGCCTCGACCCGCGCATCGACTATGGCGTGCTCGACCCGGCCGCATTCAGCCGCGATGGAGGTCCGTCAATCGAAGAGCGCATGGTTATTGGCAGCGGACGTAATGCAATCTGGCGCCGCGCCGACAATGCGCGGGTGCCGAGTCGGGGCGCTATGGGTGGCTGGGACCAGATGCGCGCGCGCTTGATCGGTGAGTCCGAGGACCGCCCGATGGTCGTTTGTTTCTCCACCTGCGACCAGTCGATCCGCACAATTCCCGTGCTGCAGCATGATAAGGACCGCCTTGAGGATCTGGACACCGATGGCGAGGACCACGCCGCCGATGAATGGCGCTATGGCTGCATGTCCCGCCCATGGGTCAAACCGAACCCATCGACAGAGATTGCAAGATTCCCGCAACACCGTACAATGAACGAAATTATTGCCAGGCAGGCCCGCCGGCGAGAACAAGAGTAGCAAATTCTTAACGCCGTGATGGCGCTGGAGTAGCAAATGTCCGATCCCCAGGCGAATAGCCTTGAGAAGCCGACCGACCTCGGCATGTCGCCCGAGGCGGTCGCACGCCGCTGGAAGCTTGAGCTGAAGCTGGCCGACAAGCGCGAGGAAACTTGGCGCAAGAAGGCGAAAGCGGTCTACGAGCTGTACACGCCCGAGGCCCCGGCGGCGAACTCGTTCAATATCCTGTGGACCAACACCGAGACGCTGCGCCAGTCCGTCTACAACTCCCTGCCCCAGCCCGACGCGCGCCGCCGCTATCAAGACGATGACCCGCTCGGCAAGGCCGTGGGCGAGGTGCTGACCCGCGCGCTGGAGTTCGCGCAAGACACCTACGACTTCGACGCTGTGCTGCAGGACGACGTGCTGGCCATGCTGCTGCCCGGGCGCGCAGTGTCGCGTGTGCGCTATGTGCCGGACATCCGCAAGGCTGCCGGCGGCGCTGAGGTGGCCGACCCCGAGGCCGAGCAATACGAGGAAATCGCCTGGGAGCAGGTCATCTGCGAGCGCGTCAAGTACGACGATTTCCGCATCCTGTGCGCGGCCAAGAGCTGGAGCGAGGTGACCGCCATCGGCTTCCGGCACCGCTTCACACGCCAAGATTGCGTCGACAAGTTCGGGGACGAGATCGGCAACCTGATCACACTCGATGGCGCGGCTGACGAGGATATCCAGCAGGCCAGCGCCGACACGTCCGACCTGTTCAAGACGGCCGAAATTTGGGAGGTGTGGGACAAGGACGAGAAAGAAGTGATCTGGATCTGCAAGTCCTACGCGCACCCGTGCAAGGTGCAGGACGATCCGCTCTCCCTGTCCGGCTTCTTCCCGATCCCCCGACCCCTGTACGCCATCCAGAACGACAATTCCCTGGTCCCCGCCTGCCTGTACACCCAGTACGAGCAGCAGGCCAAGGAGCTGAACAAGATCAGCATCAGGATCAACAAGCTGGTCGACGCCCTGCGCGTGCGCGGTATTTACGATGCCACGCTGTCCGAACTGTCGCAGTTGATGAAGTCGGGCGACAACGAGCTGACGCCAAGCCAGAACGTCACGCAACTGATGGAGCGCGGCGGACTGGAGAAGGCGATTTGGATGCTGCCCATCGACATCGCCGCCGCCGTGATCAAGGAGCTGTACCTGCAGCGCGACGCCACCAAGCAAATCATCTACGAGCTGACCGGTATCAGCGACATCATGCGCAGCGCCAGCGACCCGAACGAGACATTCGGCGCGCAGAAGATCAAGACGCAGTGGGGCACGCAGCGGCTCCAGCGCATGCAGCGCGAGGTCCAGCGCTACATCCGCGACCTGGTGCGCCTCAAGGCCGAAATCATCGCGGAAAAGTTCCAGATGGAGACGCTGGAGCAGATGACGCTGGTGAAGCTGCCACATCAGGCCGAGCTGGACGCGAAGAAGGCGCAGTTGATGGCGCAGGCCCAGCAAGGCCAGCCGGCGCCCGAGCTGCAGCAGCCCATGCCCATCTCCTGGGAGCGCGTCATGGAGGCGATGCATCAAGACGCCACGCGCACCTACGTGGTGGACATCGAGACGGACAGCACGCTCTCGGCCACGCAGGATAACGACATGGAAGGCCTGGCCAAGCTGCTCAAGGGGCTGAGCGACATGATTGCCGGCTTCGGTCCAGCCGTGCAGGCCGGTGCTATGCCAGTGGAAGCGGTCAAGGCCATGATGGGCGTGGTCGTGCGGCGCGCCAAGATGGGCACAGCCGTCGAGGATGCGCTGGAGAAGATGCAGGCGCCCAAGCCGCAGGCTGATCCCGAGGTCGCCAAGGCCCAGGCCGCGCAGCAAGCACAGCAGGCCGACCAGCAGCACCAGATGCAACTGCAGCAGATGAAAGACCAGTCCACCGCGCAGCTGGAGCAGATGAAGGCGCAGATTCAGGACCAGCAGCACCAGCGCGAGCTGGCGGCCAAGGCCCAGGCTGACGAGTTCGCCGCCCAGCAGTCCATGCAGGTCGAGCAGCACAAGCAGGCCATGCAGGATGCGCAGATCCAGCGCCAGAACGACATGGAAGCCCAGCGCAACGCCCAGCAGTCCGAGCTGGAGCACCAGCGCGAGGTGCAGCGGATGGCGCTTGAGGATGCGGCTGCACAGCGCGAGCTGGAGTTAAACCACTGGAAAGCTGAGCTGGAAGCCTCGACAAAGATCGCCGTGGCCGAGATCGCCGCCAAGGCATCGGCTGACGCATCGTTGGCCAGTGCCGAGCAGGCTGCCAACGGCAAGGTGACTGAGGAAGTGAAGCCCGACACCAGCGTCATGGACGCCATCAAGGCGATCAGCGAGAAGGTCGATGCCATGCACGAGCATTCCTCATCGCCCCGCACCATCGTGCGCGGTCCTGACGGCAAGGCCACCGGCGTGACAGTCGGCGGCAAAACTAAATCTGTAACCCGTGGCCCTGACGGTCGCGCAACTGGAGTTCAATAATGGCACAAGGCCCGTTCATCTTCCCCGACAAGGCGAAGCTTAATTTCTTCAGCGCGACCGACCTGCTGAACCCAGCGAACACGTTCAAGCTGACGCTGCACACCAGCGCGTGGACGCCGAACAATACAACAGATGAAGTATTCGCTGACGTGACGAACGAGCTTGCGACCGGCTTCGGCTACACCGCTGGCGGCATCGCGCTCGCAAGCGACGCGCTGACGCAAACCGCAGGCGTAGTCAAGTTCACGACCGACGCGGCAGTGTGGACCGCCTCGGGCGGCTCGATTCCGGCCTGGCGCCGGGGCGTGGTGCGTGCAGTCGGCACGCTCAATGGCAAGGTTGACCCTATCGTCGGGCACTTCCTCGCAGATGCCACGCCAGCCGACATGCCAGCCACCACGACCGGGAACACGTTGACGTTCACGCCGAACGCACTTGGCATCATGGGAGCAACCTAATGACACACCTTGAATTGCTTGTTGCGCTGCAAGATTCGGTCTTGCTGAACCGAACAAAAACAGCTTGCATTATTGCCGCGCAAATCATTGGCGACGAAGCGGAAGCCACGCCGAACCACGCCAACCGCATGAAGTGGGCCAAGCAGGTGGTGGCAAATCCAGGCGCTGAAGCGCCGGCCATGCTGGGTATGGTGCTGGCCAAGAATATCGGCCAGACGCTGGCGAGCGTGCTGAGCATCGCCGTAATCACTGACGCGATTCTACAAACGGCGGTCAATGGGCAGGTCAATACGTTGGCCGGGGTGTCGTAATGGCCTCCGATTTCAAAAGCAAATATCCGGCAACCAGCAGCGTTGCCATTACGCTGACGCTGACTTCGCTTGCATCCGATACCAACCTGCTTGCTGGGCGCGAATCCACCGCCGTAGACAACACGACGAATCTCGACCTCGACCATTTGGTCAGTGGTGTGATCCGCACCGGCACTACGCCGACCGTGAGCACGCGCATCGAAGTGTGGGCCTATGCTTCATGGAAAACGGCAGCCGGCACGCCGAGCTACCCAGATGTACTGGACGGCACCGACTCGGCCGAGACGATCACCAGCGCGAACGTCAAGAGCTCAATGCTGCGCCCGGTTGCCACGATCACGGTCGATGCCACGACCGGGCGCGACTACTTCGTCGCCCCTGTTTCAATTGCCAGTCTGTTTGGTACGATGCCTAAGTTTTGGGGGCTGTTTGTTACACACAATAACGTGGCCGCGCTCGACGCCACAGGCGGCAACCACGTATTCGAGTACGAGCGCATCCAGGCGCAGTCTGTCTAACCGATGCGCTTCGGGCTGCAACAGCAACTAACGCGACAACCGCAACAGGCATTGCCGGTAGCGCGCAATACATCGCTGGGCGCCACGCTGGTGGCGTCGCTGGTGCCGTCGATTGGCGTCAATTCTATCAATAACGCTGCGGTCACGTTCGCATCGTCAGTGTCACGAGTTGCAACGTTGCACGGCATCGCCACTCAACACGCAGCGTCGAATGGTCAAGTGGGCATCGGTGCGTCCGGCGGATTCTCGACCATTGTCCCGGTAGGCACGAACTGGACTATCTTCTTTCGGCTGCTGGTAACCACGCTCGGCGCGCGACAAATCTTCGTGGGCGACTACGATTCGGGCGGCGCCAACCACTCGATGCAGATCGAGATCACAGCCGGCAATCTGTGGGCGTGCGAGGTTTTCACCGCCGCAGGGGCAAGCGTTCCGATTGTGGGCGGCGCGGTTACGCTGGGCTGGCACGATGTGCAGTTGTCGTACACGGCAGGAACCGGCATTTCCCTGGCTATCGACAACGGCGCCCCAAGCGTATTTTCCTTTTCCGCGAACCTGCGCGCCGGCGTCGCCTTTCGGATCGGAACGCCGGGCTTGGCAAACACAGTCGGATTTCAGGGGCGTATTGCCGCATGTCTGGTTTTCTCGCGCGATTTCCGTGATCGCAGTGGCGATTTGTCTCAGAACCCATGGCAGGTCTTCAGGGCGCCACCGAGCCGGCTGTGGGAGGGCGCGACAGGCGGCGCGACTGACACGCCAGTTAACCCCGGTGTTGGCGTCGTAGCCCTGACTGGCTACGCCCCGACAGTTGATCAAACAGCGGACCAGTCTGCCGCGCCCGATGCCGGCAGCCTGCTCATTACTGGCCACGTCCCAGTTGTCACGCAAAGCTCAGGCGCAACAGCCAGCCCTGGTGTTGGCTCCGTTGCCCTGTCGGGATATGCGCCAAGCATTGCGCAAACTGCCAATCAAGAGGCCTTGCCAAACGCTGGCGCGCTGGTCATTACGGGCTATGCGCCAGCGGTCACGCAAGCGTCGGCATCGAATGAGGCCCAGCCTGACGCGGGTGCGATAGCCATCGTCGGATACGCCCCGACCATGGCACAGAGTGAGCCGCCACCCACCAAGATCGGCGGCGATGACGTGCCACGCGACGAAGAGCGCATCGAGATCTGGGAGCCGCGCAAGCCGACCGTCAGGCGTGACGAGTCGCTTGATACGGTGCTGCGCGAGGCATATGCCAAGGCCACCGGGAAGCCTGCTGCCCCTGTCGCCAAGGTGGAGGCCAAGGTTGTCGCGCCACCCGCGCCCGCCCCTGTCGTCACCGATGACGACGACGAAGAAGACCTCGAAATCCTGCTGCTTTCACTGTGAGATAAAAATGCCAACATACCAAGCTGTCTGCCTCTCCTGCGGCAAGTATCACGAGTACATCCGCCACTTTGCCCAGTGCCGGGATACGCCCGAGTGCTGCGGCGCGTCGACCGATAAGCGCATCCTCTCCGCGCCCATGATGCGTGCGGATATTGCACCGTGGGATGCCTACGAGTCGCCAGCTACCGGCAAGCGCATAACCAGTTATGCGGAGCGCCGCGAGGATATGAAAGCCGCCGGCTGTCGCGACTGGGAGGGCCAGGACGTGGAGCGCCGCGAAGGCGCCAAGCGTAAGGCCGAAGAAGAGGCAAAGTTCGATGCCAGCATCGACGCCACCGTGCGCACCGCGTGGGCCGCTCTGTCGCCGGCCAAGAAGGCTGCCGCGCTGGCTGAGGCATAGCCTGCCCTATATCAACGATTTATTGATGGAAACTTGCGAATAGGCATATAATCGCGCAAGGAAATACTAAACGCCGCGACGGCGCTAGTGGACAGGGTTTCGGCCCGCGTCCAAAGACAGGAGTAGCAAATGCAACTCGAAGACCAAGGGGCTACCCCCGACGTTGACCCAACCGTGCGGGATGACGCGCCGCTGTCGATGGATGACACTATCCGCGACACACTGCGCAGCCTGCAATCCCCTGAAGACAGCACCGCTGCCGCACCAGTTGATGGTGTGGTGGCTGGTGCTGTCGAGGACCCGGAAGCCGCCGCCGCGCGCATCCGCGACGCCCAAGGCAAGTTTGCCGCCGCACCAGCTGTGACCGATCCTGCAGCACCAGTTGTTGCCGACCCAGCCGCCCAGGTCGAACCAGCCCCGAACACGTGGAAGAAAGAAGCTGCCGCCCAATGGGGCACGCTGCCGCCAGACGTGCGCGCCGAGATCCAGCGCCGTGAGCAGGACATGCACCGGGGCATCGAACAGTACAAGACCGCCGCCGGCTTTGGCCAGTCCATTGAGCGCGCCATCGCGCCGTATGCGCAGACCCTGCAGCAACTGGGCGTCTCGCCCGACCGCGCCATTGGCGAACTGATGGCGGCAGACCACAAGCTGCGTCACGGCTCGCCGCAAGAGAAATCCGCCTATTTCGCAGAGCTGGCGCACAGCTACGGCATCGACATCGGGCAGGCCACACAGGCGCACGCCGCGTTCAATCCCGAGCAGCACGCGCTGCAAGTACAGAATCAGCAGCTGCAATCGCAGTTGCAAAGTTTTCAACAGACGCAACAGCAGCAAGCCCAGGCATCGCTTGACAGCGAAATCTCGGCCTTCTCTGCCGACCCGTCGCATAGCCATTACGAGACCGTCAAGCCACAAATGATCGCGCTACTGCAAGCGGGTCAGGCCACGAGCCTCGCGGATGCCTATGAGCAAGCCATCTACGCCAATCCGACCACGCGGGCCGCTGTTCTACAGCAGCAGGCCACCGCGCAACGGGACGAGGCCGCGAAGAAGGCGCAAACGGCAAAAGCTGCGGCGAGCATCAATCACCGGCCCCGCCCAGCCATGCCAGTAGCCCAGCCCATAGGTTCTATGGAAGACACAATCCGCGCGACCCTGCGAAGCATGCAGGGCGCCTAAAAAATTAGGAGCATCAAATGCCATCCCCAGGACAAGGTTACGCAGCAGGCAATTTCGCCGTCTTCTCGGAGCTGGTCACGACCACGTTCCGCAACCACGCGAAAGAAGTCGCGGACAACATCACCAAGCACAACGCGCTGTATCGCAAGCTGACCGATGGCGACAAGGTGCGCCTCGAAGATAGCGGTCTGAGCATCGTGCAGCCGCTGGAATATGCGGTCAACTCGACCTATCAGCGCTACTCGGGCTATGACGTGCTGAACATCGCCGCCGTCGACGTGCTGTCGGCCGCCGAGTACCCATGGCGCCAGGTCGCGGTCAATCTGGCCGTGTCGGGCCTGGAAATGCGGACCAACTCGGGCGAGAACCGCATCATCAACTTCGTCAAATCGAAGGTGAAGAATGCTCAGCACTCGTTCGCCAACGGTTTGAGCACTGACCTGTATAGCGACGGCACCGCCGCCAACCAGATCAACGGCTTGCAGGCCCTGATCAGCGACGCCGGCACCGGCACCGTGGGCGGCATCAACAGCGCCACCTATGGCTTCTGGCAGAACACCGTGCAGTCGGCTGCGGCACCGCTGCAGGGCGGCGCCGCGATCACTCCATCGGCTACCACCATCGAATCGCTGATGCTGCCGCTGTGGATTCGTCTGACGCGCGGAATGGACGTGCCTAACCTGATCGTGATGTCGGACGACTATTTCACGTTCTACGAGCAGTCGCAGACCTCGCTGAAGCGCTACACCTCCAGCGAAGACGGCAAGGGCGGCATGATCGGCATGAAGTACAAGACGGCCGATGTGTTCTTCGACTCGTCCGGCGGCATCCCTGCGGCGCACGCGTACTTCCTGAATACCAACTACCTGGACCTGGTCATCCACAAGGACGCCAATATCACCATGTTGGATGACGTGGAATCGATCAACCAGGACGCCATGGTGAAAACCATCATCTGGCAGGGCAACCTGGCGCTGGCCAACCGCGCGCTGCAAGGCGTGATGAAAGCCTAATCGAACCGCGCGCCGCTTCGGCGGCGCGCTTCGGTCACATTCGCATTCGCCGCCATGCGGCAAGAAAGGTAAAAAATGTTCGCTTCTGTCAATCCTGTTATTGGCTCCCAGCCATTCAATGACTGGTTCGCCGTCGACACCGTGCAGCGCCACCAGTTGGGCCTGCGCCTGACCGCCGTCGATCCATTCTGGGGCGCCGGCACCTTCATGTACGTCAAGTCGAATGACGCGGTGCTGAAAGGCTCGTCTGTCATGTGGGACGAGATCTACCAAGCCGTGTTGCTGCCGTCCGCTGTGACCCAAGGCTTCCCGTTCGGCATCGCCATGGCGCCGATGGCGTCGGGCACCTTCGGCTGGATTCAGCTCGAAGGCCGCGCGGTCTACAAGACCAATGCGACCGTCGCCGCTGATGGCGTGATGGCGATTGCAGCCGCCGGCATCTTGGGCGCCACCGCGACCGGCAAGCAGGTCATCGGCATTCGCAACCGCATCGCGGCGACCGGCACCAAGACGCTCACCGTCAACACGCAGAACGGTACGAACGTCTTGTTCGCGCCGGCCGGCTATGACGGCGTGTTCCTGGGCATGGCGCTCTCCGGCACTGGCATTCCCGCCTCGACCGTGGTTGCTGCCCTTGACCCTGACGGCAAACGCATCTACACCGGCTCGGCCATCGGCACCGCTGGTGACAAGAACTCGACCGCTACCGGCTCGATCACCCTCACCGGCACCTACACGGGCTACGGCTCGGGGATGATCAACAACCCGACCTGCATGCAGATCGTCGCCTAATCGGCCCGCGTCCTCTCACGAGGGCGCTTTTTTGGTGTTCTTGCATCTGAGCCGACCAGCCACCGAGCCCGTGCGAAGAGGTAGGACCACCAAACAAGCGCTACCGCTTGACCACAGGAGAAACACAATGGCCCACGCCGACCCGATGTCCCGAGTACCGTTTTTCATGTTCCAAGACCGCGAGCACGGTGTTGATGCTGCCGCATCGGCCGAGCGCGGCTACGAAGTCCCGCGCCTGATGACCTTTATCATGATTTCGCCGCATGGACACAAGGGCGACCCGCTCGAATTCATGGCCGACGAGTTCCTGGAACGCAAGCAGCGCGAGGCGCGCGAGGGCCGCTACGACATGGCCTGGGTGCGCGAGTTCACCGAAGGCCTTGCCATGCACCGCGACGGCAAGGAAATCCCGCGCCACGGTACGCCGCTGCTGACCTGGGAGCGGATCCTGAAGTCGCGCCGCGAGGTGCTGGCACGCCGCTTCCCGACCGTGGAAGACCTAGCCGCAGTGCCGGACTCGTCGCTGGGCGAGATCGGCCTTGACGGGCGCGTGCTGCGCGACATGGCCAAGGGTGACATTCAGGCAAAGCTGGACCTGTCGCCGGTGGTCAAGGAATTGGCCGAGAGCAAAGAGGAATCGCGCCGCCTACAGGAGCAGTTGAACGCCCTGACCGCGCGTTTCGATTCGATGGATAAAGAAAAGTCGGCGCGTAAAAACGCCGGGTAACCGAGGAATGCGATGGCGCTGACTTGCCTGCAGATTATTCAGACCGTATGCAAACGCGTCGGCATTTTATCGCCCAACGCGGCTCTCAGCGCCACCGATCAGCAGATCATCCAACTGCTCTCGATCTGCGAGGAAGAAGGCCAAGCGCAGGCCAAGCGCACTACCTGGGAATCGTTGCAGACCGAAGCGATATTCGTCACCGTCGCCGCCGAGACGCAGGGCACAATGGCGGCGATTGCGCCGGGCTGTAAATTCATCATCAACGACACCATCTGGAATCGCACCTTGCGCCGGCCCGTGTTCGGCCCCAAGACGCCGCAAGATTGGCAGCAGCTTAAGGCTAGTCAGATTTCGGGGCCGTTCAATTCCTTCCGCATTGTTGGCGACGTCATCAAGTTCAACCCAGCCCCAGCCGCCGGCCAGACTTGCGCATTTGAATATGCCTCTAAAAACTGGGTTGTTACCAGCACAGGCGGCACCGGAAGCGTGTTCACCAACGACGCCGACACGTGCAAGCTTGATGATGATTTAATGGTCCTTGGCACCCGGTGGCGCTGGAAGCAGGCTAAGGGGCTCGACTATGCCGAGGACTTCGCTGAATACGAACGCCAAATTAACGATGCGATGGGGCGCGATGGCGGCAAAGCAGTGCTGAACTTGGGTGGCGGCTACAACGATATCCTGCCGGTTGTCCTCGTCCCGACTGGTAGCTGGGGCCAATGATGCGTACTCCGCAGCGCCGCGTCACACGCACCCAGGTATCGCGCACGTTGTCCGTGTCTGCACCTGTCGGCGGCTGGAACGCGCGCGACCCCTTGGCCGAAATGAAGAAGACCGACGCGGTCGCGCTGGAAAACTTTTTCTGCACCCCGTTTGATGTGATGCTTCGCTATGGATACAGCAACTACTCAACTGGAATAACCGGCACGGTCAACACGCTGTGCTCATACTCGCCGCCCGTGGGCAGCATCAAGTTGTTCGCAGCAGCCGGTGCGAGCATCTATGACGCGAGTGCATCTGGAGCATCAGGGGGCGCCGTTGTAACTGGCAACCTCTCGGATAAGTGGCAGCACGCCATCTTCGGCACATCCGCAGGAACATTCCTTGTGATGGCGAACGGGTTCGATCCGGTGCTCGTCTACAACGGGACGGGCTGGGGCGGCGTTTTTAGCGCGGCTTTCAATACTTCCGTTACCAGCATCACCAGCGCTGGCACGCTCGCGACAGTCACGATGGCGAATCCGCACAACCTGAAGACCGGCATGCAGATTGTGGTCAGCGGCTTCACGCCAGCCGGGTACAACGGGACCTACACGATAACGGTAACCAGCACCTCGACATTTACCTACGTGCTGGCCGCGCCGCTGGGCGTCACCACCGTGACCGGGATCGCAACGCCGGGTGTAAATTTTGCCATCACCGGCGTGGCATCGACCTCCCTTATTTCGGTAAGCGCTTTTAAAAGTCGTCTCTTCTTCATTGAAAAAAGCAGCATGCGCGCCTGGTATCTCCCGACGCTCTCAATCGGCGGCGCCGCTGCGCAACTGGACTTTGGCAGCCTTTTCACGCGCGGCGGCTACCTGATGGCCATGGGCACCTGGTCACTCGATGCCGGCTACGGCATGGACGATTACGCTGTTTTCGTCTCGTCGGAAGGGCAAGTTGCCGTCTATAAAGGCACTGACCCCGCCAGCGCGGCCACCTGGGCGCTGATCGGTATTTATGATGTTGGTTCGCCTATCGGCCGGCGCTGCATGATGAAATATGCGGGCGACCTGACGATTATCTGTCAGGACGGGCTTGCGCCAATGTCGAAAGCACTCATGTCGTCGCGCGTGAATTCGCAGTCCATGCTGACCGACAAGATTCAGCATGTCATCGGTGACTACATCGGCACCTATTCTGCCAACTTCGGGTGGGAAACCGCGCTGTTCCCGAAGGCGAACATGCTGCTGATGAATATCCCCATTTCGCCAACGGCGTCCCGGCAAGTCGTCATGAACACGATCAGCGGCGCCTGGTCATTGTTCACTGGCTGGGATGCTGCGTGCTGGGAGCTGCACGGCGACAACCTGTACTTCGGCACCGCTGGCGCCGTATGCAAGGCATGGGACACGTACGCCGATGCCGGCACGAACATCAATTTCAACGCGCAGCAGTCGTTCAGCTACTTCGGCAGCGGATCGCAGCTCAAGAAGGTCAACATGGTCCGGCCTGTGATCTCCACGGACGGATACCCAACCATTCTGTTTGGGGTCAACGTGGATTTCGACACGAGCGACCCGCAGGGCCTGCCCACCTTCTCGCCATTCAGCATGACGCCGGCAGTGTGGGACGCATCCTTGTGGGATGACGGCAGCACCTGGGCCGGCGACCTGGCGACCAAGCGGGATTGGCAGACGGCGTTTGGAATCGGCTACAGCATCGCCGGGCACATGAAGGGGTATGCAAAGAATACGCGCCTGCGCTGGGCGTCAACCGACTTCCTTGTCGATGATGGGGGGGTCCTGTGATTACCATTGGGCCTGGCGTCGTTGAATGGGTGGCGAAGAAGACCAATGACTTCGGAAACTTCGGCTGCGCGGTTGGTATCGGCTGGTTGCATGACGGCGAGATCGTGGCCGGCGTGGCGTACAACGAGTTCAACGGGCCAAACATCAATGCACATATCGCCGTTGATCGCCCGCTGACGCGCGCCTTTGTCAAGATCATTTTCGACTACCCGTTTAATAAGGCCAAGGTCGACCGCGTGACCTGCCTGATTGGCGAGGACAACACGAAATCGCGCAAGCTTTGCCAGCACTTCGGCTTTCATGAAGAGGCGCGGCTGGCCGGCGCGCACCCTGGCGGCGACTTGATCATCTATCGCCTGTGGCGCAATGAATGCAAATGGTTGGAGAAGAAATAATGGATCACGAATACATCTACTGGGCGCCACAACGCAAACTCGGGCGCGGCTGGATTTGCTTCAAAAGCTCGCCATCGGCGCCGCCGCCTCCGGATTACACGGGCGCGGCCAGTGCGACTGCCGCCGGCAATCTGGAGGCGGCAAAGTTCGCGACCAAGGCGAACCGCGTCGACACGTACACCCCGTATGGCGACCTGAAATATACGCAAGATCCGAACGACCCGGACAAGTGGAGCAGCACCGTTTCTCTGTCCGGCTCCGGCCAGTCGCTACTCGACCAGCAGAACAAAACCAGCATGGGGCTGGGCAACCTGCAGGACGCAGCCACCGCGCGCGTGGGCGGGATGATGGGCGCGCCGATGCCAAGCGCCTACGATCCGACCAAGTCGACCAACAACGCCGCTGACCTGATCAACGCGCGCCTTCTGCCGCAGCAGCAGCGCGACCAGGCCGCCATGGACGCGCAACTGGCAAACCAGGGCATCATGCCCGGCTCCGAGGCGTACAAGAACGCGCAGGACCAGATGGGTCGCGAGCACAACGACGCCAAGCAGCAGGCGCAACTGCAGGCGATCAACCTCGGCCAGCAGCAGCAGGGCCAGCAGTACGCGCAGGAAGTCGGCAACCGCAATATGCCCATGAACGAGCTGAACGCGATCCGCACCGGCGCGCAGGTGACGAACCCGACGTTCCAGCAGGCGCCCCAGCAGCAAACGACGATGGGCGCCGACATGCTGGGCGCGACCGGGCAGGCGGGCAACTACGCGCAGGGCCTGTACGGCTCCAAGGTGGCGCAGACGAATAGCACGAACAGCGCTCTTGGCAGCATGGCCACAACCGCAGCGATGATGTTTTTATAATGCGCCCCTCCGACCACATCATCGAGGCAGTGCAGGCATTGCGCGCGCAGGCGCCGCAGGTGGATCTGCACGACCGCGCGACATTCCTGGCAAACCTGTCGTTCGTCCACCAGATCATCACCGCGAGCGAGGGCTTGCTGGCCGACGCAATCACCGCTTCCACTGGCGACTTGCGCGACTACTTCGTTTCGCACCTGGCCGAGGAAACCGGCCACGTCGAATGGCTGGCAGAAGATATCGGCGCGAGCAGCCTGCCGCTCAGCCGCACAGCGGTGCAGATGGCTGGCAGCATGTACTACATGGTCAAGCATGTGTCCCCCGCCTGCTTGCTGGGCTACATGCTGGTGCTCGAATGCTTTCCGATGCCGCTCGAAGTGGTCGAGGAACTGGAGCGCCTGCATGGCAAGCAGCTGCTGCGCACCGTGCGCTTCCATGCTGAGCACGACCCGGACCACGGCGCCGACCTGCTGGCGGTGATCGACCGGCATTACTGCCCCGAGATTCTGCAAAGCGCCATCGAGACGGCACGCTACATCAACGAATTTGTACAGGAGCTACACCATGGCCGGTAACCCCTTCACCAGCGCCAAGGCGCCAGCCTACAACTTGCTTGCGCCGGATATCGGGGCCGAGCAGACCAATCTATCGCGTCAGCAGCAGTTGGCCGAAATGCTGCGGTCGCAAGCTATGGCGCCGGACAATGGCACGCAGGTCATCAACGGTTGGGCGGTCAAGAAAAGCCCGTGGGAAAGCGTCTCAAAAATTGCATCGGCGCTGGCCGGAAACTACATGCAGCGCAAGGCCGATGACAAACAGCTAGCGCTGGCCAAGGCCATGCAGGAGCGCACCACGCAGGCCTTTAATGCGATGTCCGGTAGGACTGAAGCAGCGCAGGCTCCGCAAGCCGCAAACGTCATGCCCACGCTGCCAGCTGGCGCCGCCGACCCTGGCGCAGGCGAAATGCCGAGCGCGCCCCCTCCGCAACAGGCGAGCCAGGCCGACAAGCTTCGCAATATGGCCTATGCGGCCTACCTGTCAGGCAACAAGGAGTTGAGCAACAAGTATCTGGAAAACGCCAACCTCATGACCGATGGCCAGCGCAACGATAGCTATCTTGGCATCACCGCCGCGCAGGCGCGCGAGGCTGAGCTGGCCAAGCGTCAGAAGGAAGGCACCATGTCGCTGCAGCCGGGCCAGACCAACATCATGCCGGACGGCTCGCGGGTGGTCGCGCCGAACTTCGAGACGGGCGTCGCCGGCGGCTTCGACGCCCAGGGCGCACCGGTGGCCGGCGCGATCCCCGGCTCGACGCAGATCGCCGCAGAGCGCGCGGGCGCGGTGGCCGCAGCGACCTCTGGCGCGAACGCACAGAACGAGATGACCACGGTGAACATCGGCGGGCGCCCGGTCATGATGACCAAGGCCCAGGCTGTGCAGATGTCCGGTGGCGCCCCGCAGGGTGGCACGCATTACAACAGCCCGGACGGCGGCCTGAGCATCAATTTCAAGGGCGATCCGCAGGCCACCTTCGACCAGATTTCGAAAATCCCGGATCCAGTCCTGCGCGCCGAAGCGATGCAGGCGCTGGGCAAGGTGCAGGCGCCCGGCCAAGGCGGCATCGGCATTCAAGGATCGACGCCGGCGGAGGACGAGCAGAGCGTCGGTCAGGTGCGCAACAATCTGGCCATCGAGAAATCGCGCATTGAAAACGCTCAGTCGCCCGAGCAGCAGCAGAAGCTGGTCGATGCCCAGGGCGTGCTCGGCCTGCTCGATGCAGCCTTGCCACTGCTTACCAGCGGCGTACCGACCTCCAGCATGGGCGGCGTGATGCGCGACAAGGTGGTCGGCGGTCTTGGCATCAGCACGGATGCGTCGAAGGGCGCGGCCAAGCTGGCGGCTATCGGCGGCGCTCTGGTGTCGAAGATGCCGAAAATGTCCGGCCCACAGTCGGACAAGGACGTTTTGCTCTACAAGGAAATGGCCGGCAAGCTTGGCGACCCGTCCGTGCCAATCGGGGACCGGAAGGCTGCCGAGCAGGTCCTGCGCATGCTCACCGATAAGTACCTTGCCGGAAATCGAGGCAGCATTGCCAACCAGGCGCTGCAGAAAAACACGGGCGCCCCACAGACTCCGACCGTCGACTCTCTTTTGGAGAAGTATAAATAATGGCTACCGACGAGAAACTGGCCGCGCTCGAAGCGGCGCTGATCAAGGCTGACGCCGCCGGCAACACGGACGACGCGAAGGCGCTGGCCAGTCATATCCGCGCGCTCAAGGCTGCACCGCCGGCTGCCAGTCCGAAAGCACCGGCTGCCGCACCAGTCGCGCAGAAGGTTGCTGCCGCGCCACCGGCCGAAGAGGGAACGTCCTTTCTCGGCGGTCTCGGCAATCTGGCCTACGGCGGCGCAAAGGGTCTTGCTGACGGCGTGCAGGGCGCCGGCCAGCTCGTCTTGAACAGTGCTGACGCCCTGCTGAAGAAGTTCCCGATGGAAAACGGGAAGGTGGGCGCCGGATCGCGCTTCATTTCCGAGAAGGCCCAGCAGTTTAACGAACACCTGAAAGCCCAGGAGGCCGATTATCAGCAAGGCACGCGAGGATCGTGGGCAGCCGGAACTGGGCGCGTCGCCGCCAGCGTGGCGCCGTTCCTGGTGGGTGGCGAGGCCGCGCGCGCGCCGGAAGCTATCGGCTGGACGCAAAAACTCGCCGCTGGCCTACGGGCAACAGGAGGCGCCGCAGTACAAGGCGCTGGCCTGGGCGCCATCCAACCGGTATTCAACGGCGGCGCGCCGACGCTCGAATCGGTGATGACCGAGAAAGACCCATCCTCGTACTGGAACGAGAAGACAAAACAAATGGCGCTCGGCGCCGCGCTGGGCGGCGGGTTGAACCGTGTCGGCGCTGGAGTTGGGGCAGTCGGGAAGGCTGCCATGAATACCGTGCGCCCGCTGGTGTCGCCCGGCTCGACAGTGGGCGACATGCTCGCTGCTGGCCTGAAGAGGGTTCGCACCCAGGCGCCTGGGCAGCCCGAGGGCGACCTTGGTGGCTTACTGGGCGCAGACGCCAACCCGCAAGCGGTGATTGAGCGCCTGCGCGCCGCCGGGCAGCTCGTGCCGGGATCGAACCCGACCACGGCGCAGGTTGCTGGCATCCCGCAGTTGGTCATGGCTGAGAAGGTATTGCGCAGCAACCCAGCATCTGCCGAGGGGTTCGTGGAGCGCGGCATCAGCAACAACGCGGCACGCATGCAGGCGCTGCGCAGCGTGGCGCAGACGCCCGAGGCACTGGCCGCTGCCATCAAAGCGCGTGGCGAGGCGTCCAAGCCGCTGTACGACGCCTTCGGCAAAGAGGTGATGCCGCTCGATGATTCGCTGTCGGGCCTACTCAACACGCCAATTGGCAAGGACGCCATCGCGCGCGCCCGTGCGCTGGCCGCGAACAAGCAGCAGCCGTTCGGCATGGAAGCGGCCGTGCCAGAGCAAAGTGTTCCATCGGCTATTCTCGGCCCGGACGGGCTGCCGATGTTCACCACGGTCATCCCCGGCAAGCCGGGCAGCATCAACGGTGAGGCCGCCAATCAGATCAAGATGTCCATGGACGCCATGCAGCGGGACGTGCCAATGGCCGGCGTGGCATCGCACGAGGCTGGCGCCCTCCGCGACGTGCGCGGGCAGCTGGTCAGCCAGCTTGACGCCAAGTCGCCAACCTTCCAGCAAGCGCGTGATGCATGGGCGCAAGGCAGCGTACCGGTCAACACGATGGAGGCGGGGCAAAGCATCCTGAACGGCGTTTCTGGCCTCGGGCACAACGTCGAGAATGAAGTGGCGCCGATGCTTTCTCAGTACCGCACGCAACTGGCCAAGGCGTTGAAGGATGCCAAGTACGGTATCCAGCCGGAAGCGCAAGCGTCACTCGAAGCCATTCAGCGCGACATGCAGCGCGAGGCAATCAGCAACTCGATTCGCCAACCTGGCTCCGACACTTTTTTCAACGCGCAGGCGCCGAACTGGCTCGCCGGTAAGTTGTTTGGTCAGGGTCTGGACGGGAAGGGGTTCATTCCCAAGGCGCTCGGGGCGACTGGCGGCTATCTGACGGGAGGTCCAGTCGGCGCGTACGGCGGCAAGGTGGCGGCTGAAAAGCTTGGCGCCTTCGTCGGCAACCGCGTGAACAGGGAATTTCAAGAGGCCATGCTCGACCCGAATCATTTCGCGAAACTACTCGCCCAGGCGCTTGACCGGCAGAACGCCGCCACTTCGCCTGCGCTCAAGGCGCTCACGCCAGCCGGGACGAAAGCGGCGCAACTGAACATGGAAGATCTTCTTTCGCCAAGCCCGTAAAAAAGCTGGTACAAAGCAGCACGCAGCGATTTTAAAAAGCAATACAATATCCATGTAGCAATTCCCCTGTGAAGGGGCCTGTGTAGTCCAGACGAAAGAATATTATGCCACGCAACGGAGCCGGAACTTATGTACCAGCAGCAGGACAGCCGGTAGTCAGCGGGACACAGGTCAGTTCAAGCGTATTTAACGCTCAAATTGCCGACATGGGCGCGGCACTGACAACCTCGGTATGTACTGATGGTCAGACGCCCATGGCGGCAAATTTGCCAATGGGTAACAACAAGATTACCGGGCTTGCCCCGGCCACCCTATCAACTGACGCCTTGCAATATGGGCAGCTAAGCGCATCCGGCGGGTCCTATATCGTCGGATTCATCCAGTCCGGCACTGGCGCTATCGCGCACTTTGCGCAGGATAAGCTGCGCGAGCATGTAAGCGCGTTCGACTTCATGACCGTCGCACAGATCGCTGACGTTCAGGCCGGCACGTTGCTCGTGGATGTGACTGCCGCCCTGCAGGCCGCTATCACTGCAATTGCCGCTAAAAATCCGAAGGGAGCGCTTTACCTTCCGGCTGGCCGGTATCGAATCAGCGCCCCTCTCCAAATCCCATATGGCGTTTCTATTTTCGGCGTCGGCGCGACTGCTGCGGAAATTGTTTGCTATGACTGCGATGGCCTGGAATTTGTTACATACGGCTATGAAATCGGGTCCATGTTTTACGAGAATTTCGGGCTGTCAATTGGATCGGGCACCAACCGATCAGCAATCGTTGCGCCTGCCAATGCTGCGACCATGGACGGACTGTACTTCAATCGGCTGCGCTTTTACGGCTGGAACGAGTGTTTCAACCTGGCCGCCAATTGGAGTACGGCAATCACCTACTGCACGGCGCAAAACATCAACTGTTTCGTTGCCGCCTCCGCCGTCATTGTGGGTCTGCGCATCAGGAACAACCGTGCGGTGTATGGGGCTGGTGGCGCGGGTACGGCGGACAAGTACACCGTCGATTTGCGCGGCGGCACAATCCAAGAATCCATCCACATTGCGGATAATAATTTCTACGGCTTCGATGCCAATATCTCGGCCACGAACGTTACTGTATTTATGAACGTTACCGGCAACGATTTAAGCGCACTGGTAAATTGCATTCAATATACGACCGTAAGCGGTATTTTCAATATCACAGATAACTATATTGAATGCTTCAACACTGGCATTCTCGGCAACCCGCAAAGTGTCGATACTCCGACCGTAAAAATTAATATTCAACGGAACGGTTTTATCGGTCAATCGGCATCGCCGCAAATCGGAATCCAGTTGAATAGCGCCATTGGGACGAACCAATGGAACACCACAATTTCCGACAATTCATTCAGCGGGTTCTTGACCCACGATATAAAGATTTTTGCAGGCGGTCGTTCATACGTCGAGCGGAATCGTTTCATGTCCACTGCGCCGGTCTACAGCATCTTCATGGGCGGCATCCTGGCTGGCCCGGTTAAGTTGGCCGACAACTGGTGTCAGAAGGCTATTTATGTAGATGTCCCAGCCGATGTATCGACCGGGAAACTGATCCTAACCAACAACGTCGAAGGCAATACGTTCGTTCCGTACCGAGGCACTTTCACGCCGGTATATTCATCGCAGGCTGGAGCATTTGGCGCAATCACTTACAGTTACGCCAATGGGGCATACGAGCGTGTCGGCAATTTGTGCTTTTTCAACCTGACGATTGTTGAGACCGCGCTTGCCGTAGGGACTGCAGCGAATGGCGCCTACATTTCGCTTGGAAATATCCCATTCACCCCAGCAGCGACAGTGCAGGCAACTGCAATTACCGTGGGCGACGCAACGGGATGGGGGGCCAACACGCCGAGCGGGGCAATTCTTCTGTCTGGCACCAAGAACATTTCCATGACATACCGTACGACCGCAAACGGGGCGACAGCGGTCATGCAGGTTTCGGACATGACAGCCGGCGCCGGCAACCGCATCACGCTCTCGGGCGTCTTCCTCTGCGCGTAATCACAAGGAAAATCATGGCACCACGTACAGCACCCAGCAGAACCAGGCCAGCGCCGCGCCGCATCGATGACGCGGTGACGCTGTTCGCCCGGCTCGATTCGAACAAGTGGCTCATCGGCCTGGTGTTCGCCGGTCTGGTCAACACCGGGATCATGTACCAGCAGTTCAACCAGATCAAGGAAACGCTGGCCTCGAATACTGCGGATCAAAAAGTGAACAGCGCGCAGATGAACGCCGTGCAGATCCAGCAGGTGAGCGATCGCGCCGAAGCACAGATCATCAAGGCCGGTGCCGCCGCGATGGAGCAGCGCGTGCGCAGTCTGGAAGTCATGTTCATGGAAACACCAAAAAGGCGAGAAAAATGAGCGCTGCCAAGCTGATTGACGAAATAATTGCGCGCGAGGGCGGCTACACGAACCACGCGGCCGACCTGGGCGGGCCGACTGCCTTCGGCATCACCGAGGCGGTCGCGCGCGCCAACGGCTACACCGGCCTGATGCGCGACTTCAAGCGCGATATGGCAGTGGCCATCTACACGCGCCAGTATGTGAACGAGCCGGGCTTTAACAAGGTGCTGGAGGTCTCGCCTACCATTGCCGAGGAAATGATCGACACCGGCGTCAACATGGGTGTGAGCCTGCCCGGCCCCTGGCTGCAGCGCATCCTGAACGCCCTGAACCAGCAGGGGCGCGCATTCCCCGACCTGGTGGTCGACGGGCAGATCGGCCCGGCCACCATCGCTGCACTGCGGACGGTGCTCAGCCAGCGCGGCGTCGATGGCGAGGTGGCGATTGCACGCGCGCTGAACTGCCTGCAGGGGAATCGGTACCTGGAAATCACGGAAAAGCGACCGGCAAACGAGGCCTTTTTCTTCGGCTGGATGCTCAACCGCGTGGGCATCGCGTGATGTTCGCCGCCGGCGTCCTTGTCGGGATTCCGTGCGGCGTCGGCCTGATCCTATACCTCATCACCAAATTACCCCGCACCCTCAGCAAGATTTGCAGCGACAACCCGAAAGGAAAATAATGGATCCCGTCACCATCGGCCTGGCCCTGGCCTCACAGTTCGCCCCAAGCATCATCAAGTACTTCACCAACAGCGACACGGCCGGCGCGGTCGCAGGCCAGGTTATCGAGATCGCCAAGACTGTCACCGGCAAAGGTACGCCGGAAGCCGCGCAGGAAGCCCTGCAGGCCGACCCGGCGCTGGCCGTTCAGTTCAAGCTGGCGGTGATGGCGAACGACACCGACCTAGAGAAGGCATACTTGGCGGATCGCCAAAACGCGCGCGCGCGTGATGTGGCGATCGTGCAGGCTGGTCGCTACAACTGGCGCGCCGACGTGCTGGCCGTGCTGGCGGTGGGCGGCCTGGTGCTGTGCGTGTATTTCATCGCTCGGGATGCCGGACTGCCAGAGCGCGCAGTGAACGCGATTATGTTCGTGGCCGGTGTGCTGGCCAGCGCTGTGCGCGATGTCTACGGCTTCGAATTTGGATC